CTGAGAAGGATACACCTGGCAAAGGCCCGCCAGGGCCGTGCCGTCGCCATAAGTGGTGGCGGTGCGGTGTCCAAAAGGACAGATCGATCCCTCGATTTGAGGAGACGATATCTTACTGGTCCGAAGACCTAATATTTGAAACCATTTAGTGACGTTGACACACTAAAGGCTCGGTAGGTGCTTAGAAGGCACTAGTGGGTATTACCCGCTACCGGACAGCCAATGTCTGGGTAGAAACCATATGAGTCTCTAGCCTCTGTTAGCTATCTCTAGGTGTCCTAGAATCCCGACCCGGAGGGGAACTCATCGGACTAACCTATGGGTTGGGGCGTTAGGATACAAGACCAAAGATATCTGATCAAACAGTGTTTCTTCGGGTTGTGTAAAGGGGGGTGCCCCGGACCTAAATTCATTATTTAAGGAACCAGCATCTCACTGCTTATGCTTCAATAAGAAGCTTCTGTGAAGGTTTAACCGAGCTTAATCAGCTGGCTGCGGCCCCCGCAAGGGGAAACCGAAGTTTAACCTTCGAAAGATTTAAATTAAGAAGCGGAAAGTGTACGGTTTATGAGTAGAATGTACCCAACGTTCGACTTCCCGAACCAAGGTTAAATATCCCTCCTGACATAAGAACCTGGGAAACCAGAGGGGCCTACATAAAGGATAAGAACGGTAAGGCATTTGAAAATGCGCGACTGTCCTTTTCGCTTCGGGGCTCTGGAGTCCGGTCACTCTTGTAGGAACAAGTGAAAGCTTAGAAACGCTGGAAACGGCTAACAAGGCGAGTAACGAGTCTTAGACCAAAGCTCTGATCCCATGCATATAGTTATATACAGAAATCGCGATGAAAGATAATCTTTTTAAAATAATTGATACACTTTCAGCGGTGAGATTTAAGTCCGTAGATGTTAATGCCATGACCATCGTAAAAGGTGGGACATATTGGGTGAACGTGGTCATTCGACTACTTCCCTCAATAGGTCTGTCTGTTACTGGACCGCGAGTGCGGGCGATAGTTGTAATCTTTCGAAAATTCTCTTTTCTTGCCTCTACCCAGGGGATTAAGGGATTAGTCATCCACTTAAAAGCCTGTTCGGTATTACTGGCGCAAGCCAGTGGAGGCCATAATATTAAGGACTCAGGAAAGTTAAACTGCCGGATTTCCCGAACCAATAAGGGGATTCCGCGGTTTATCTTAGCTTCTGATCGTTTAAGAATTCGGCAAGGCTCATTAGCTCTGGAGAAATTCTATCAAACAGTATTCAATTTATATCGGATACTGCATTACCTGGGAAAACCTAAGCTGGAGACTATTACGGCTCCTCTTAGTGTTCCTTCGGCTCCGATCATTACGGAGTTGAAGCCATTAATTCCACATTTTGTTTCAGCCATTTTCCGGTTGAACAACCCGTTCCCCCACCGGGAAGGTGGGGTAACGTGGGTGGGTCTTACAAGAGTGGTAACTGTCGGGAGACCGGCAGTTATGGACTGGCTTCTCGAGAGATATGCCAGTCTGGAACCACTTTGGCTTGCGAAATCCGCAGCGGGAACCCACCATGAAGGGATTCAAGTTTCTTCCCATCCCTATCTAATGATTAGAACAGTAGCTACGCTAATGAAATCTCCTGTTTGGAGATCTTTTGAATACTTCTTGTCTCTTCTTCCAGTTTACTCTCCTTTTCTAAAGGCATTCCTTGCGTGCAAGGATGCGGCTTATTTATTTAAGCCCTTATTTACACTTGGTAAATTAGGAATAAAAGAGGAAGCTGCTGGAAAAGTGCGGTTATTCGCTATGGCTCCTACTTGGTTTCAGCTTCTATTGAAGCCCTTGCACGATTGCATCTTTGCAATCCTGCGAGGTGTTCCACAGGATGGAACATTTAACCAATTGGGACCACTAGTGGGGCATACAAAATACTCCTATGCTGCATCTCTTGACCTTACAGCGGCTACTGACCGGCTCTGGATTGAAATCCAGAAATGGCTAATAGCTGAACTTACGGGTTCTGATCGGTTCGCGGAAGCGTGGGCCGATCTGCTTACAGGGATTGAGTACAGCATCAGAAATATGGATTATGGTCTCAACGAAGTATGTAAATACTCCGTTGGACAGCCAATGGGGGCCTTGAGTTCTTGGCCCAGCCTAGCTATAACACACCACTTCTTGGTCCAAGCAGCTGCTTGGCGAAGCAGGGTCGTACCGCTGGGTATCTGGTTTAAAGACTACGCAATCCTAGGAGACGACCTTGTTATATTTAACAGGGCCGTCGCTATCGAATATAGAGGGATCATCGCCTTAATCGGGATGAACATTGGATTACACAAATCAATCCTTTCCAATAATGGATCGGTGATTGAATTCGCAAAACGAATTTTCCACATTGGTGTGGATGTGTCTCCAGTGCCCTTTAAGGAGTTCTTCGCGGCCTTATTTGGCTACGGGAACTTCCTGGACTATGCAAGAAAGTATAATCTTACGCTAGTTCAGATCGCTAGGGTGCTCGGATTTAAGTACCGAGCGTTGTCTAGAATCGGTAATGGATTTAATTCCATGCCGAGCGGAATGAAACGACTTTACGTCGCTAGTTCCTTACCAGGCGCATCAGAGGAGGTGCAACCCTTCTTCGAGCTAGGGGCACCGGTGAAGGCCAGATGGCCTGTTTCACTCGAGAGTTTCTGGAAACAGTTCACTCAGTATGAGTTCCGCGCCTTGTTAAAGGCAATAGCACACCGAGTTACGGTGTCGCTTAATGACCCATCTCAATTCTTAAATCTAACCGATTTAAGCAAGGATGTCTTACTCCATGGAGTGATATCCTCACGATTCGCAGTCGCCATTGTCCCTTGGGACAGTGGTAACTGGACCATTGGTCCAGCTCAGACGCCGTTGGATCGTGTTGAAGGGCCTGCGGAAGCGAAAGAAACAAGTCTTGGCTTCACGATGTCCGTGGATGGAATTCAACAACCTAAACAAGTTGTTAAACCCGTCAGAACATATCTAGAGGGTCTTCAATTGCTGGCTGGTAACCAGCTTGCAATTGATTTAACCCGGGAACAATATGCATTGATCAAAGCGGCTGTTGCCTCTTTGTTCGACGCATTTATTGTTCCTAAACGGGATGCACTGCGGCAAGCCGGAGTCGACGTGCAACAACTCATCGTTTCACGATGGGTACTACCCGAAGTGATGGACCAAGCAATGATTAATTTCATGGCCGTTTCGCGAGAAGCGGCGCTTGTACCACAGAAAGTGGTTCACTTCGAAAGAATAAGCCCGGTTTCTAGAACCGTTGATCCTATCGCTCTACGTATGTGGAGGCGATGGAGTAGACTAATCCAAGGTACTGTGCATGGAGGGAAGATTATTCCCTAAGCGCAACCAATGCGGCTCTCCTAGACTGAGAAGTTATCCTCAGCAGAAGAGAGCCAAGAGGACTAATGACCCTCTTGGTGGCGAGTCGACCAAATGCTGACTAGCAACATTGACCGTTTAGGCGAAGCATCGGCCCTTCAGTAAAAGTACTGAATATTAGAAAGCTTCAAGGGCATGGACCCACAAATTAAATATTATGGGAGGATAATCGGAATGTTTACCTATTACCTAACTCAAACTAACGTGCAGACATCTTACGATTCTGGCAGGTTGCTGAGCTCCAAAAGGCTCAAGTGGGGGAGCTGCAGATTTTGCAATCCTTAGCATCCGAATCCAGAATCACAAATTATGATTGCGGATCTTACCGTTGATCGTCTTGGGAGACTCTTCCTTTGTGGAGAGTCGGGTTGTTACCCAGGAC